CTGCAACAGGTGCATCCTCTTCTGCCACTGCCTCTGCTACTGGCTCTTCTGCTGCTGCATCTTCTGCAACAACTTCAGTAGCCTCTGCTACAGCGTCTTCTGCTGGAGCCTCTGGAGCAACCTCAACATTTTCAACTTTTGTTGCATCTGCGACAACTAGTGTCTCTTCCGCAATAACAGTTTCTTCTGTCATAGGATTTTCCTCCTTTGTAATCTTAATTGTCCTAATGCCTTTTGCACTATCAACTAAGAACTTTAGTGTTTCTGTATCGTTTTGATCTTCAACAAATCCAATATTTTTCATTGATGAACTACATGTTGGACATGATTCATCAGACTCTTTTGAAAGTCTTACAATATCATCAGTACTGCACCAGTATACAGTGTCAATAACTGCTTTTGCCAAATACCCGCCAAGTTGTCCCTTTTCAATTGAGATAACATTAGCAAACTGATTTGCAGGATTATCTACCAAAGATAGTTCATGCAATTCATATTCTTTTACAATTCTAATTGCCTTGTCTAGTTCTTCATCATAGGAGTCCATTGACTTTGTAATATTTCCACCTATTGAAAAACCAGTTAGTGTTCCATCTAAAACTTTTTCCCATGTATCTTGTGCACCCTTTGATACATATGCAGATACATAAACTCCGCTATAAAACTTTTTTGTTTGTGGATCAAAGTAACGATCTTCTTTAAAAGAAACAACTTTTCCAACTGCGTTTGGTCCATGCATTTCACGTAGATTGCCACGGAATTTTTTAAATGCCTCTATACTTGCTTCTGTTGTAACAACATCGTTTTGCTTATCAATATTATCAAGAGTAGCAAAGCCAGATACGATTCTGCGCTCTTTGTCAATCTTGCCGATAGGCATAGAAAAGCGAACATTGTCGCCATCCGTAATCCAGTGTGCTTTTTGTATAGTCATGGCAGTATTATTATAGCAAACCTTTTAACATATTTTCTCAATTATTGAGATGATCTACCTTCACCTTGTGGATTTCTTCCACTAAGAGTTGCAGGAGAATCAGATACGTTATTTGCTCTTTCTGTATCCCTTTCACGGTTACCCGCCAAGTTTGCCCTAGCGTCTGTAGCCTGTCTTGGACTCATTGTGAATGGGGAGTTTCCATCGCCATCTGGTCTTGGAGGCAAATCCAACATTTCACGAGCCTCATCAGGCGTAATAACCTGAGTCTTGACATATCGTTCAATAATTTGAGACTGAGCAATTTCATCTGTCAGCGTCATTTCATTAAACTTAAGTTCAAGAATATCTGTTTTTTCTTTAATAACCTTATTGATCATTTTCTCTAACTGCGCCTGTGCTGGTCTAGCAACTTGCTCTTTAAATGTTCTATCTTGCGACATAGCAGCAGCAATAGCAGCAGAATCTGACCCTCCGAGTTTAGAGATTGGGACTTGATGTGCTACCAAAATATCATCACGATTTTGTTTTCTATATTTTTCAAAAGATGCTTCTTGTACTGATGTTTCAACAGGATCCATCTTAAACTCAACCTTGTTGTTATCAGTATCTCCAGGAAGTGGAATATACAACGTTCTGTGGTTTTGCCCCTTAAGACCAGTCTGCAAAAATCTAAACATTTTATCTTCAGCATCAGCAGATAACTTTGCACCCTTAACTGTAATAATATAACGTGGAGCACCTTTATTTTGGAAATAATCAATATTGTACTGAGCGGCAAGAGAATCCCCAATTAATGAAGAAACTGCCGAAATAATATCTGGAATTCCATAATATGTATTTAATGGAGAATATTCCTTGATATGGATAATTTCATTTGGTCTTGTATCTGTAGTCATTGGGTTTGGATTGGTTGCTCCAAAATTACGGAAGTAAACAACTTTTTGACCAATAATCTGAACAAACCCATCACGCAAACGACGAACACGAATAGTTGTAGAAGGAATATGTCCAAGATATCCAATTTCACCAGATACTGTTCTGCCTATTTCAAGGAACCCATTTCCAGTAGCCTGTAAGTCTGTATAAACTTTTTCCATTGTATTTGTAAAAGAATCATCATCATTAAGAGATTCTACCCATTCACGAATTTCTAACTTCATGCGTTCAATACGACGACGAGCACGAGTTACAGCCTCACTGTCAGTATTGCTTTCAAATCTTAACATTGTACGATCTGTAATGTCAAAGCGGTATCCAAGACCAACAACATTTTCTACCTTAGCATCAATAGCAGCATGGTTAGCAAATGATGTATCGTAATAACTTGCCAACTCATACATGTTGTATGGAGGTGTAATTACATCAAATAGTCCATAGCCATTTCTGTATACCGTGCCAGGATTAATCTGCTTAGATCCGCTACCATCCTGCCCCATTGGAATAGCATTTGCATTTTCTAAGTAACGTGCTGACGGCTCTACAGCGTTGTATCCATATACTTTGGAGACAGTTCTTGTAGTTCTGCGTTTAAAATTTTGATCTAGTCCAGAATATTCTTTTAAAACATTCCAGTCTTTACTAAATGGATCGTGTGTTTTAAAAATATTTTCTGACTCTTCTTGAGTCTTAAGGCTTGCCTGGATAAAATCGTAATCGTATTGTTCGCTCATGATTCGTAGATATCTTTCCCATATTTGTTTAATGTATCTTGGGCAGCCTGCCATGCACCTAGGTCATTCATAGATGGGATAAGACCATTCTTAAATCTATCCATCTGCTCTGTGTGCTCTTCTTCGCTAATTCTGTTTAATCCAGGAACGAATACTGCGCTACCCTCGCCATCATCACCATAATAAACTGCTGCAGTTTTAAGTTCTGCTATTTTTGAAATATCACCCTTCATAGATGGAATATTAAGAACATTTCCTTCGCCATCTGTAAACCACTTCCCATTGGATTTCTTATAAACATACAATCCCCAGTCATAACTCTTAGGAATGACCTTTCTTCGGACATTACTTACAAGAGGTTTACCAGTTTTTTGACTAATTAGTGGATTCATGTACTTAAGTATACCAGACTATACCGCTGAACCTAGTCTAACTGTCCATGTTGTGTCATTGTATATTTTAACTTTTTGAGCATCAAATATCATGCCTTCATCATCATCAATAATAATCTTATTAGTTCCAATATAAGTTTTGTACACATCTGAAGGGCTTACACCATATAGATCTGAGGCGGAAATAACCAGTACGCCATCCCATGTAAAACTATTTAACCAATATTCCCACTCAAAGTTAGTAACTCCATCAGTCTTAACCTTTAGCCATGGTCTTGTAAGGGTACTCTGAACCTGTTGTAGGTTATTTGCTTGATAAAAAGCAATATTATTAAATACAAGTGGACCAGTCAAATTAATACCGCCAATAAATGAGTCAAAATTAAGAGCACTCGAAAATGCTATACCAATGACTGCCCACTCTTTAATTGTCAGAACTGGTTCTCTTACCAAAGATCCATTTAAGAAATAGGATAGTCCATTAAATGTTTGTCCAGTGGCTAGGCTCTTTGCATAAACCCTGGCTCTGCTTCCGTCTGGATTATCTGCTGTAATGTAAAACTTAATTGTGTCTGCTTTATATACTATTTCAAATATTTCTGTTGGTATGAATGGGAACTGATCTAGGTCAGACCTCATCCAGATTTGCGTTGCGCTTACACGATAGTTATCTGCTAATGTTGAGTTTACTGGAATAGCAATACCACGAGAAATTAACGGATCAAAATCACCACGAATTTCAATGCCCGATGTGCGGTTCAAATAAAGATACGGAGTGCTTCCTTTGTATATGCTAAATGGATTTTGAGACTTGTAGTCAAAATAAAGTCCAGCACGTTTGTAAGGAAACATATTAACGCCAAATCGTGTGCCTATTGGATTAAATGAATTTTCATTAAATGCTTGAGAAGTAAGTTCTAGTCTACGCAAGCGAATTGGTTTTCTTAAAATACCACGAATATTAAAGTCTAAGTGATATACAACAGCAAGTTTACTAAAGTCCACAGTCTTAGTTGGATAAATTAATGTATTATCTACTACCTCAAACTTAGTGGTAAGCCAGTTTGAGTATTCATCAATATTAATAATCTTGTCTTCTTTTGGTGGTACATAGTTTGGAAAATCTGTTATTGGTGTATTTGCACCCTCTTCAATATATTGTAGAGTGATATAACTTCTAATAACGGCATCTGTTGTATCATATTCAAAATATTTTTCAGCCTTTTGAGACATATCCTCATAGTTATTCCAGCCAGTAATTAAACTATTGTCTAATTGAAAATATGTTCTTTGAACTGGGTGGGCATACTCTTCTTTAAGTTCATTGTATGTCCAAGAGCCAATTTCTTCAAACTCTGTCAGTTTTGTGGGTGAAGGATATCCTAGATTAAACTGTAAAAAGTCTAGATCATAGTACTGATTGCCAAGTTCATTTGTTACAGATTGTGCAAAATAAGAAAGTGGAAGATAGTCTTCCCAATATCCAGAAACACCAATATCTAAAAAGTATGTGCTATATGCTTCAGATGGCAAAAGTGTATAACTTGCTGTATGTTCAAGAAGCGCTATAGCATTAGCAGACTCTGCTGATCCAGTAGCCAAATAACTATCAAGAATTGCAGTTCCATTTTCTTCAAAATGTGATGTTATGGAATTTGCATTATATGCTGTACAAAGACCTACAGAATAAATCTTACCTGTAAATTGGAAAGTTCCAGTTTCATCTCCACCAACATACATCTCAAGACCATTGCGATTTCCAAAAAATGAGGCAACGTTTCCACCAAAAAAAGTTACAAGTTCTTCTATTTGGATTCCAACAGCATATTTTTCATCTACTACAATTATGTCTGTTGTGTAGATTTCTTCTTCTACTCCATTAAAATATAAATAGTAGTGAATTTCGTCTAAATCTTTACGAATTGAAAAATAGTTTCCAGTAAGTCTGTTGTATATTTTAAACAGTGTTTCTTCAGTGGCTAAATCGTCTGAACTAAATACTCCATATACAGTATCTATATCTGTATTCAAAATACTTAACCTGGGAAAGTTAAAATAACATTCTTCTGTATCCCAAGAAATATTTGGTCTAAATGTTATAAACCGATCTTCACTTGGTACCTGTATTTCTTGATTATCGTCATATAACTCTTGAAGCGTTTTTGAACCTATAAAAATTTCTGGCAAAGAATATTCTGGTGTAGTTAATGCTGTGTTTGTTGTGGATAAATTATCAAAAGTACCCTGCTCCCATTGAGCAAAGTCTGGATAGTTATAGTTGGCTGTATAGTCAGCAAACGGATAGTCAATAAAAGCCTGTGTGCCTCCATAGGCAGAGTTAATTGTTTCTGGTGATAAAACACCTTGACCATATACCCATCTACGTTTAGCAACGCTAATAGACACGGCATAAGGGTAAATTGCAACACAGTCAACCTCAATAGGTGTTACTTCTTCATAAGCATAGAATCCAAGCCAATCTTGACTGTCCCCTAAATTATCTAATTGCGAAGGAAAAACAAGACTATCTGTTTCAATAGGAATGCTTATAACTTCTTCACCATTAATGAGTAAACTTGCGTTATTTCTAATTACCTTTAAATGGACAAGCATTGGTCTAAACCATTCACCAACAAAGTGTGATGCAAACTGTTTTCCAATAACTAATGTTAAAAATCCTGATTCTACATAAATGCCATCAGAAGATGCTATAGGTCCAAATATTCTTTTTGGTTCATAGGCATTTGAATTAATTCTGATCCAAAACTCAACTGTATAATCTTTATATTTTCCAAGTTCATTTAAAAATCCTTGACCAGGAACT